AACTGCTTCTTTGTGGTCTTTGTTGTATAAATCCACACCAAATTTGTTTTTCCACTCATAGTAGATGCCAACAGGAATCCTAGCAGATAAACGAAATTCATCTTTTATACTGTGGTCTTCCTGTTGTAATCTTTTGTTTTGGTCTAGTAACTTGGTCAAATCTTTCGATTTATGTTGAATAGCTCCTGTTCCATCAGCAGAATGAAAATGAAAAGTTTGCCCATCTCCTAATTTTCTACTCATTATTCACTAAGCTCCGACATCCAAACATTGCCAGTTCCACTAGCTAATATTGCAGCAAGTTTCATACCACCATCTATCTTAAATATTTGTGGCTCATTAGCACATAATCTAATAGATGTAGTAACACTTGCTGTTGGGTTTGCTCCAAACTCAATAAATACAGAAGCTGTATCAGAGGTAACTCTTACATACTCAGTACCAGCATTAGTTGCTGATGTTTGAGCGCTTCCGGTACTTACAGTTCTTATATGATTTGCAGTTACTCTGTAACCACCTAGCCAATTTGCCATTTTTATCTCCTAATTACGAATGTTACATATAAGACTTTAGCACCTGAAGATGCTCCATCTGTAATCATTTCAATAGTTCCGCCTTCTTCAACTCTATTAGCTGCTGTAGGTTCTGCTGAATCTACAGTTCCTGCTGCCGAGCCTGAGTTTGCAACTGTTATAGCACCACCAGTTACAGCAGTACCACCAATTTCAAATGTAATAGCAGCATCGGCTGAAGTTATTGCACCTTGTAGAGCAGTAATAATTTTAATAATTCTGCCACCATCAGGTACAGCTACAAATGTGCTTGATGCTGTTGATATGTCAGCTATTTTAGCTGATATAAAATAATCATTTAATGTTCTCATTAAATTTCTCCAAATTAATAACCCTCGTTCCGAAGCGATACTGTTCTTCAAGGCCATTATTAATGTATCTAGGTGGGTGGGGAAAACATTGGAGTGCAAAACCCCACCCTTTACTAACTATGAGGAAAGTAAAATTTTATTATGATGTTGTGCAGTCAGCAATTTTAGCTGAAGCAGCTTCGTTTTTAGAAACGAGAGTATACTCAACCAATAATTGTTTAACTTCACTATCACCAGTTTTTGCCAAGTCTTGAACTTGGAAAGGTCTTAACATAGCAGTAGACCACATTTCTGTATCTACGATATGTGTAGTTCTTCCTGAACTTCTTAATATCCTATCAGCTACTACTCTAACTTCACCGAAGTCAGAAACATAAACATCAATAGTAGCGACTAAACTTCTATCTTCTGCCATGTCCATACGAGTAGAGTTACCAGTGAAACCTGATACTTTTTGTTTGTTGAATGAACCAACTAACATTAAGTCAGGATTACCACCTTGGTCGTAACATGCTTTAAGACTTGTTTTAACTAATGATTCAGTTAGCACTCTTTGAGTACCATCTGTAACTGCACCAGTTGTTCCATGAGTTGAACCACCAGAGCCATGTGCATCGTTAGTGTTACACCATGCTTCGTATCCTCTAAGTCTACGACCTGTGCCTGATGAACCAACAGTTGCAACATTAACACCTGTTAAGTCGAACTCCATATCACGTTTTAGTTCTTTACCAGCTTTAGCTATTTGATAAGCCATCTCTGATGTCATACCAGCTTTAGCAATAACTTCTTGAGTACCAGTAACTACAACAGGTTTTGTTGAAATCTGAGTATAGTTAAGTAGTTTAGAAGTAGCACTTAATGCTCTGCTTGGAAGGTTATCACCCTCCATTACGACATTAGTAGCTGCTGCTGCTAGTGAGTCTGTTTGCCATTCATGTAATGTTGAAGCTGCTGAACCAGTTCCAATAGAAGACATAAATGGAGTGTCTGTTGGTGAGATGTTATAAATAACATTCGCCAAATCTTCTCTTCTATCGCTAGAATCGAAGGTTTCATACGCATCTGTATAAATTGCCATTTTTGATTACCTATTTTAAAAAAGTTTTGTATTAGACTATTTAGTCATAAGGCTTTCAATTAGCTTAGAAGCATCATTGACATGCCCAGACCTTTTGAGTCTTGCTTTTTGCGCTTTTAGTTTATCACCAGAAATTTCTTCCTTAGTAGTTGGTGTTCCTGGTTTTTGAACCTTGGGAACAACTTTAACTTTTTTATTTGAAATTTTAGAATTTAAAAGATTTTCATACAACATGGCTTTATGTAGAACATCTACAGACCTTGCATCAATTAAACTGTCAACTTCCTGTTCGGTAAATCCTTTTTTAACCGCAAAACTTTTTATATTTTGTTTAAGTTTTGGGCCTTTGTCAGGGTCTGACCAATCAGGCAATTTTTGAGATATAATTTCTTGCTGTCTGCCGAGTTCTTGTTGCCATTGAGCTTCATGCTCTTGCTGTTGTTTATAAGAAATTTTTTGACTTTCTTCTTTTGCTATTCTCTGGTTGTCTTGAATATCCCTAAACTGGTCACGTTTTAACATATACTCAGTAGGGTCTTCTTCCTTGAGTTTTGTCCAATCAATATTTTTAAACTCATCAAGTTTTTTGTTTGATTCAACATTAAATTGTTCAAGGTGTTGTAAATAGCGCTGTCTTTCTTGTTGAGTCGCAGCTAATTCATCATCAGCTTTTCTGCGTTGCTCTGCCAATACTTGACTTTTTCGTGTGTAATCAGCCTGTCTACTGTAACCTGCTTGAAGTTCATCTAGAGTAACCTCTACATCTTTACCATCTACTTTGATGGTGTATGTACTAGGTGTCTGACTTTCTTCCGCCTGGTCTTGGTCTACTAAGTCATCAGCAGTTAACCCATCAGGGTTTGCTGCTTCAACTTCAACTGATTCGGACTCCATGTCCTGTGCAGAAACATCTTCTTGAGTTTCTGTTTCTTCTTGGTCTTCTGTCGTTTGCTCCGTTGGAGTACTCATCATACCTTGAAGGGCTGCCTGTGCTGATTTTACATCAGTTACTGGCACACCACTATTAGTGGATTCTTTTACAGGGATATCATCTTTTGCCATGATTATTTACCTCCCTTTAATTCGTTTTCAACTATCTTTCCATTTTCCATAGTATTAACAAGAACATTTTGAGCTGTCAATGTACCTCTTATGGAATGATACAATGCTTCTCTTTTATTAGTTTCCTCAATGTCTGTTCTTATCCATTGTTGAAAAGTATCGTTTTGGATAACTTCATACGATTTTATTAATAAAGGGTCTTCAAGCAATACTTTTGCTCTTTGCCCTTCCTGTATTTGTTTGTTTTTATCTACCATTTTCTGCTCCTATTTGGTTGATTCTATCCACTACATGAGCGGGTATAGTTTTTCTCCCAGCGAGATACCCTCGAATATCATTCGGACTGATTGATGTTTTCAAGTGTAACTCATTTACTGAAATGCGATATTTCAACATTAGTTGTTGTAATTCTGTATTAGTAAGTTCTGATTTATCTGTTAATTTAACCAATTATTTTTTCTTCTTTTTATTTTTAGGAAAACCAGCTTTCATATTTGCATATGCTTTTTTGGTTATAGTAGAGTTCTTTTTACTTCTACTTGTTCCTGCTTTTTTCCTTTTGTTAATGTTTCTATATAAACTCATTTTCCTACCTTCTTCATTGCTAGTTTATGTGCTTGTGTAAAAGTTTTGCCCTTGTTCATATGCTTTCTCATTTCTGTCATGTGTTTTGCAGTATGATGTTTTTTATGTCTTGCAAGAGTTGCTCTTTGTAATTTAGTTAACATTTGCCTTTTTTCTTTTTGTTTTTCTTTGGTTTTTTATATCCGTACATTATAGTAACCTCAATAAGTCTGTAAATTTATCTGTTGCTAGTATAAAGATAACAATAGCAGTCCAAGCTATATATTTAAACTTAAATACTTCTGTTTTTACATCTTTCATATCTTTTTCTATATGAGTTAGATGATTAGTCTTGATATCATAGATATCTTTTTTTATAAGTTCTATCTCAAGATTTAATTCGTTATTATCTTTCATTTAGCGGCAACCTCTTTCTTTTAGGATAGGTGTTTAAGGCTATCGCTACTGCTTGTTTTTGTGGTTTGCCTTCTTTTTTTAATACTTTAATTTTTTTAGAAACTAATTTATTTCTTTCAATTTTTCCATATCCTGAATGTGTAGGGTATGACATTAGCTTGGGCCTATTCCTACTGGTCTATTTTGAGTTGCTTCTAAAGCAAGTTCTGATTCGTTTAATTCTAATTGAGATTTTTTAATTAAAAGTTCTTGTTGTTTCAAAGCAAGATTTACAGATGCTTCTTCTTTTTTAAGTTGCAACTCTTGTGCTTTTAGCTGAGTATCTATTTCTAATTCTTGAGCTTGAAGTTTTAATTTTTGTAATTCTATTTGACCTTTTTGGTTAGCAATTTTTTCTTCTACTGTTGGTTCTGGCGGTTGTTGTGGCGGCATGTTAGCTGGGTTTGATACAAATTGGTCTGCGTTTTTATATCCTGATTGAGCTATAAATTCTTTAACAGAATTATATATGTTTTGCGGAGTAACTAATGTTCCCATACCTCCATTTTGTACTAACTGTTGTATTATTTGCATAATTCCGCTCATGGTTTGGGTTTTACTTTGTTGACTTCCGCTTCCTATTCCAACATTAACAGTACAGTTTAATTTTTCTTTCCACTTAGATACATCTATTGGAACAAATTGTCCATTTAAATAAGCAATTTTTTTTCTATCTTCGTATCTTTGTACGAGTGAGTAAATGTTTCTAAATAAATCTTTAATACCTGTTTCTGCAAATATACGAGCAATAAGTTCTACTCTTTGCATAGCAGACTCGGTTGCTGCTGAGATTGCACCACTCGTTACATGAGATGTTAATACATCAGGATTTAATCCTTGCGACATCTTAGATACACCAGACCTTTCTTCTTTTACTTGGTCTAGATATTTAACCATTTCAAAAGCAAAAGGTTGTATCTGTGGAGTAGGTAAAGCTGTAACAGCCCCTGGCGCTCTCATTCTCACAATACCGCCTGGTTTAGAAGATAGTAAATCATCCAACTCTACTTGGCCTGCTAAAACAGCATATCTTGAGTTATTGGTTAAATACATATTGTCAAGAAGGTTTCTAACAATAGTAGATTTAATTAATTGTATATCCTTAACAGTATCAGCAATACTCATGCCATGAAACTTGTGCGGTATTGGTAATGGACAAATGGTTGAGAAAGGAATTGAATCAATCTCCTCATTATCCAATATTATATGACCACCTTTAGTAATTTTTCTAAGTTCTGCTATACCATCTCCATCATAATCAAGATGTATGTAACATTCTTCTAACCAAACTTTACGGCCAGCGCCTTTTGTTTCTTCTGATGGAGTTGCATCAGAATCAAAACTAAATCTTGCTTGTCTTTCCTCATCCCATTCTGCGTTACTTTGATTGTAAGTAGGCAACTCTTCTACTAAATCTTTTGGATATCCTTCTAAAATTAAATCTGATACTGATTTTTTAACTCTATGGCAAACAAAGTTTGCTTCTTCAATAGATTCGGCTCTTCTTGAAATTAAAAATTCTTCAGGTGGTACAGATAAAACTCTTACTTGTCCATCGGTTTTAGTTTTTTTAACCTTAACATCGTGTTCAACAATAGCTGGAGATATTAAAGTGCCAAAATCATCGACTTGTTGTTTTTGTATTATAACCTCAGTATGCTCTATAACTTCCATATCATCGTTAGCAAGAATAGATTGGTATTCAATTTCAGTTAGATTGGTGTAATTTTCTGTAGATACTTCTGTTTTTTCTTCCCAGAAATGTTTTATAACTCCTGTTTTAGATATTAACGCATCTTTAAAGGCATCATACAGCACCTTAAAGCCATTATTTTGTTTATTAAAAACGTAGTTAACATAGTCGGTGGCTTGTTTAGCCATCTTAACATCTTCAGGGCCTTGTGGCTCAAATTCAGCAGTGTTGTTATGAGTTGTAAAAATACGCATTAATGATGGCATAATATACTCAATAGTATCTCTAACATCAGTTGTAACAATGGATGACCTGCCTTCTATTTCATTTCCAAAAGGTTCTCCTAAATAATATTCCATAGCTTCTTCTCTTTGAGAAGATAGTTCTGTGTTAAAATTACCGGAAGCAGATTCTATTTCGTTACTTAGTTTCGATGCTAATTCTTCATTGGTCATTTTTTTAGCCATTACTTATCCTTTTTGGGTGGTGTTTGATTTTTTAATCTTGCTTTTTTATTTCTGTCCATAATTTTTTTATGTAGTTTGGTATTATCCCAAAAAGAATCTGCATACTTTTTGATTTGTTTGTTTTTTGCAAGTTTTTTCCCGCCTGAAATAATTAATCTTATTATTGGTGCTGCCATTTATTTTCCGTACCTTTTTTTAAATCTTTTTGCTGATGATTTTGCCATTGTTATCTCCTATACGACAGCGACATCAGGGCCTAATCTGCCTTTACTGTTCCATCGTGAACCTTTAGTTGTTGAATGTCTTAGACTCATGGCAGCATATCTTGTAGCCGACATTAAGTCATCTTTAAGTTTGACCAGCTTTCCATCTTTACGATGATACATTCTATACTCCTC